TGACGCTCTCGCATTTCTTTTAGCTCTTCACCGCGGAATTCTGCCTTTGGACCATTTTTCGAAACCATTGGCCTCGGAGCACTGGAATTCCCATTAATAGCGACTGGCTTTGACACCGGCGGGTACTCAATGAGTTTCTGCACAAGCAGCTTCAATTCGTTCATGTTGTCAAATCCCATTCGATTATCACCCCGCTGACATACGCCAGCACCAGCGCCGGATCGTGATACCGCCACGCGATCACCGAGATGATCGCCACGGCGAGCGAGTGGATGATGATGGATACTCGCCGTGGCATGGCGCTATCAATCGATCCGGAAAAGACCCACTGGCGGCCTTCGGTGTTGTGCCCCTCCGTGCAGATGACGCTTTCGGCCGCGTCGTCGGCCAGGCTGGCTTGCCCTCCAGGTGACCCGCAGCCCAGCGCGTGCGTGGTTTGGCGGGCAGTCATTGCTCGCCTCCAGCGCCTTTCTCGTTAAACTGCGTGTCCCGGCACACATCTTCCCCATCGTAGGCAGGCCACCCGGCCTGCCCGCCTGTCTGCTTCCATAGCTGGATCATCTCGCAGTACTCGGCGTGCTGGCGTTCCTCCTCCTGGACGTCCATGTTCCCGGCAATGCCCATGAGCACCAGAACGACGATGGCGAGGATTATCACTTGGTAGCGTTTGAGGTTCACGGTCAGCTCCTTTCACCATAATTTCACACATCGACAAGCCCTTGCGCAGCGTCCTGGGGGTGGAAACCACTTCACATCACAGCGCAGGCGTTTTTTCATTGGCTATCCCCTGCTTGATGTAGTGCAGCACCTGCGCGGCCAGCGTGCGCGTGTTCGCGGCGGCCAGCTTGCGCAACTCTTGGTCGATGTCGGAGGGGATGCGAATCGTCAGGTAGCGGTCCTTCACCGCTCGACTATTCCTAGGAGTCTTGCTCATGTGGCGTCCTCGGTTTGTCAAAAAATGCACTGATCTGCCGCTTGGCATCCTCAGCACCTTTTCCCACTATAACCCAATATCCCACACTTTGCAAGTATTGATGCCAGTCTTTCTGCTCCGGGCTGAGGCTGCCGCCTTTGGCGCGCTTCATCTCGATCCACAGACGCCATGCAGGCACAAACAGATCGGGCACGCCAGACGCCACCCCCTCGGCCTTCAGGCGTCCTGCTGTGGCCTTGCTGCGCGCGCCCCCGTTTGGGATGGCATGGATGCGCACATCTGGCCAGGTCTGACGGAACCAGCGCACAAGCTCGCGCTGTTCTTCGTGCTCGGTAGGGATGCGGTTTGGCGTGCTCAAAACGGTATCTCCATCAGCCACCGGTCGCATGCGTCGACCGTGCCGGCGAATTCCTCTGGCGGCCTCATGTCGAACGCCAGGCAGTGGCCGGACTGGTCATAGTGATCGCAGGTGTGGCAGCACTTCGGCGGCCAGGAGCGTATCCACTCGCGCCACTGGATCAGCCACTCTGGCTCTGGTGGTCTGGTGTTCGTGTTCGTTTTCGTCATGTCCAACTCCTCTTCAGCACCCTGTGAAAATTACCATCCATCCGATACTCGATGCTGGTGGGCGGCTTGCTCTTGTTCATCTGCTCGGCGATGTACTCCAGCCCTTCGCTGCCTTCCATGTGCGCGGCCTCGGCCAGATTCGCCCCTGACGAGTTGGCCATGGCAAACAGTTGGCGCATGGCCTTCTGCCCGGCGTAGCCATCGTGCAGCACCGGAAGGTACTCGGTGACCGGCTTGTCGGACAAGCTGCCGTAGTAGGTGCAGGAGAGCATCTCCTTGCCTGACGCGCGGCTGACATGCTTCCGCCAGATCCATGACGAGACCTCCAGTTCTTTGCCTTCCAGGCCCATGATGTCGTCGTCGCGCAGCTCCAGCTTGCGTTTCTCGGGCTCCGGAAACGGATGACCACAGGCCGGGCACACGCGCGCGGCGATGGCGCACAGCTCGCCACAGTTGTCGCAGACCTTGACCGGAGATTCGCCATTGCCGTCGCCTGCTTTCTTGGGCGGCTGCACGGCGGTGATCGGCCCATGCGTGGCCACCACGCCAGCGAAGTCCAGCACGAGGCAGTGGTCGGTGTGGCTTTTGGGTCTCATGCCGCGCCCTGCCATCTGGACGTAGAGGCTGGCCGACATGGTGGGGCGCAGCATGGCGATCAAGTCGATGTCGGGGTAGTCGAAGCCGGTGGTCAGTACGTTGGCGTTGGTCAGGGCGCGCAAGCGGCTGGCTTTGAAGTCGGCCAGAATCTGCTCGCGTTCCTTCTTCGGCGTTGCGCCTGTCACGCACTCGGCCGCGATGCCGTGCTGGCGCAACACCTCTGCCACGTGCTCGGCGTGCTGAACACCGGCGCAGAAAAACAGCCATGCCTTGCGATCGCCGGCCAGTTCGATCACCTCGCGCACCACGCGCTGGTTGTTGTCGTCGGTGTCCACGGCTGCTTGTAGCTCGGACTCGATGAACTCGCCACCGCGCTTGTGGACGCCAGAGGTGTCCAGCTTGGCCTTGGTGACCTTGCTGCGCAGCGGGGCCAGATAGCCCTTGTAGACCAGCTCCTCGATGCTCACCGGCTCGATCAGGTCGTCGAACAGCGCGGGCTTGTCGGTGATCAAGCCGTGACCCAGGCGGTACGGCGTGGCCGTCAGCCCCACCACCCGCAGCGCAGGGTTGATGGCGGTCAGTTCGGCCAGCAGGTGCCGATAGCCGCCCTCGTCCTTGTGGTTGACCAGGTGGCACTCGTCGATGATCACCAGGTCGATGTGGCCCAGCATGCGCGCCTTGCTGCGCACCGACTGGATGCCTGCAAAAGTGATCGGCTCGCCGAGTTGCCGCTTGCCGATGCTGGCGCTGTAGATGCCCATCGGCGCCCCTGGCCAGTGCAGACGCATCTTCTCGGCGTTCTGCTCGATCAACTCCTTGACGTGCGTGAGCATCAGCACGCGCGTCTCTGGCCAGTTCTGCAGCGCGTCCTTGCACAAGGCGGCCACGATGTGGCTCTTGCCGGATCCGGTCGGCAGCACAAGGCACGGATTGCCTTGGTTGCCGGCCTCGAACCATGCGTAGAGCATGTCGATGGCGCGTTGTTGATAATCACGCAGCATCACCGGTGCAACTCCTCGATGTACTCGTCGCCCAGGCTGCACATTTTGGGGTTGGCCAGAATCTCGCGGCTGGTGTAGACGTGCGCGTCGCCTTCACCGTTGGCCACGTCGCGGCCTTCGATCTCATATACTGCAATCCACGGCCACGGCGAGTCCTTCATCTTCCACGGTACTAGATCAGGATGAAGGACGTGGCCGTCGCACCCCTGCCGCTGAAACTCCACCGGAATGTCGTCGGCGTCGTAGTACTCGCAACGCCATGCGCCGTTCTCCAGCGCCGTGCTGTGGGCGCAGGTGCGGCAATTGACGTGCTTCGTCAGCCTCGTCTCATGGCAAAACTCATGCGCCGGGCATTGCTTGCACAGATACCATGACGAATCTGCGCTGATCGGCTCTGGCATGCGGTCTGAGAGTGCGATCCTGCGGCCTCGCTCGATATACCGCTCGGCCACCTCTTTTTGATAGCGCACTCGCTCGGTGTAGATTCGGTCGTCGTCCTTACAGACGGCCACGTACAAGGCCCGGTCGATTTTTGTGCCGTGCATGTAGAGCTGCATCTGTACCCAGTGCATCGGCTTGGCCTTTTCGACCCCGTTTTTTTCAAGATCGGAGAATGACTTGAGGCTGTGCGTCTTGAACTCGGCGATGTGGCGCTTCTTGGGCGCTTCCGGCACGCCAGATTCGATGATGGCGTCAACGCTGCCGGACACGTGCGCCCCGAAGTCCACACGCACCTGCTGCCTGCCTACGCAACGCACATCGAGGCCAATGGCGCGCAGGTCAGACACGATCGTGGCCTCCTCCATCTGGCCACGCCGGAACAGGCGCAGAATGCGGCCGGGGAACTTCGGTTGCACGGCCCACCGGAAGGACAGCCACAGCCAGCGGTCGCAGGGGTGGCCCAACTGGCTGCAGCCCATGTGCGGCCTTGGCGGCTCGGCAAGAGATTCGTGGTATTTGTCGATCTTGGCCTGGATGCTATGATTCGGATCTGGTATTTTCATCGCGTCACCTCCTTGGTATTGACCAGCACCTGCTCGCGCAGGGCTGGTCTTTTTCTCAAATCACCGCTTCGCCCATGGCGGCGCGGCCTTGCTGGGCGCGGATGCGGCGGGGGCGGATGCGGCAGTTGAGGCTGCAGGTGCTGCGAAGCTCGGCGTGCTGCCGGCGATCGCCTTGAAGCCCTTGACCTCGTTCTGCGCAGCGTACTGCTCGGTCGCTGCACGCACGTCCAGCTTGATCTGCAGGCTGCCACCGATCAGTTGGTCGGTGTCCGTGACCCTGGCCAATCCGATCGCGCGCATGAGCTCGCCGAGCTGCTGGCGGCCGATTTCCTCGGCCTTGACGCTTTGGTTTCTGATGTTGATGTTGCCGAACACCACGCGGCCCTGGTGCGTCGGCCCGGTGATGTCGTAGCGGACCTTGATGTACTGGCCAGAGCCATCTTTGGTGGTCTTGAGCTCAGCGTCAGCAATGGTGGCGGTGTACCAGCCAGCGGGCAGCGGCTCGTAGGTGTTGCCCTGCGGCAGGTCGTCTGCGTTGAAGGTTTGTCCGAGGAATGCCATGTCATTTCTCCTTGCGAGTGATAGTGAACGAGGGGCGACCGGGCTTAGCCGTGATGGCCGCCGACAGGGGTTTGATGATGGACTGGTCGGCCGCCTTCCATGCGGCCATATTTATTTCCGGTTTCCACCGGAACAGATAGGACAGGTGATCGGTCAGACCGTACTCGGCGGCCAGTTCCTGCAATTTGTCGCTGTCGACCTTGCGGTCAATGCGGCCGACGATCTTGATCGTGAACTGGTCCGAGTCCACCGTCTCGGTGCCTTCCAGGTTCTCTGCCACACCGACCAAGGACTTGATGCGGTCCTCGATCCTGCGGCGGTCCTCGGTGGCCTCCTTCTCGGCCTCCTTGGCCGCGAGCCACATCTCCGCCAGCGTGTTGACAGTCAGTTTGTCTGGCAGGGACATGATCACTCTCCCTGAATCTTGTCGATGATCGCGCCCAGGTCTGGCGCCTCCCACACGTCAAGCTTCCCGCTGCGATCTTTCGCCAGCCAAAGGCCGTCGCTGTCGCACATGAGCGCGCGCTGAGTGACGCCGTCTGCATCCTTTTCGACCCGCAGCGCGAGGACTTCGTCGAAGAAATATGGCAGCGCCTGGCCGGTCTTGTTGCCGGGCATCGATGGAGAATAGAGCACACGGCCAAGCTCGTCCTGGGTTTTCTCCAGCTTGGCCGACATGTACACGTGCTTGCCAGGCAGGTCGCGGAATGACCGAATGATGTCGGCCATCTGCTCCTGCATCGCGCCGTATGCCTGGCGCGGATCTTTGGCCTCCTTCTTCTCGGCGTTGAGCACCACCTCGGCGATCTCGCTGATCGAATCGAGCGCCACAGAAGCGTAGGCTTTGGCTTCTTCAGATTTCGTAAGCCATGAGTACGCTTCGCGCAGGTCGTCCATCGTTGCCACCTCAATGTATGGCAAGTCTGCGTCCCGAATGGACAGCAGGCCGCCCTCAGCAGAGAGAATGATCGGGTCAGGCAAGGTTTTGATCAGGGTAGTCTTGCCAGCCCCTGCCTGCCCATACACAAGCACCTTCACGCCGTTGGCAGCCAAGCTGCTGGTCGTTCGAACACTAATAGCCATGTTGCATCTCCTAGTTGCTGCGCCTTCGGCCAATTCCGTTCGCGCAGTAATTGCACTTTACTACAACTTGTAGTAGCATGTCAATACCTCGATGTCGAATTTTTACGGAGAATTGTATGCTTACCCTAGACCAGATTCGTGAAGCTCTACGAGACCGCAGACTGGCTAAAGTGGCGGAGGCCACCGGTCTGCACTACAACACCATTCGAGAGATCCGCGACAACCCAGACGCCAACCCCACCTACAAGGTAATCCGAGCCCTGTCGGATTACCTGACACGGGGGGAGGCGACGCATGACTGACCTGTCCGAAATCCTGGGCGGCCCGTGGTCGCCGCCGCCAGAGAGGCGCATCGCGCCACCGGAGGAGCAGCTGCGCGAGGCGATTCGTGCGGCCGGGCTAGAGCCGCCAGAGCACGTATTGCTCGACGGCAAGCTGCATCGTTTCCGGTCGGGCACCAAAGACAAAACCGGCGACAAGGCGGGCTGGTACGTAGCATTCGGCGACGGCGTACCGGCCGGGCGGTTTGGTTGCTGGCGCGCCGGTGCGGACATGACATGGCGCGCGGACATCGGCAGGCAGCTGTCGCCGGCAGAGGAGATGGCGCACGCCAGGCGGATGGCGGAGGCAAAGGCGCTGCGCGATGCCGAAATGGAGCGTCGCCGCGAGGTGGCAGCGGCGACCGTCGAGACAATCTGGGCGTCGGCCCAACAACCGGCCAGCCCAGACCACCCCTACCTGCAGCGCAAGGGGATCGGCGCGCATGGGGCGCGCGTGACCGGCGACGGTCGCCTGGTGGTGCCACTGTACGGCCAGGACGGCAACCTCTCCAGCTTGCAGTACATCGCCAACGATGGCAGCAAGCTCTTCCACCCCGGCAGCCAGACGAGCGGCAAGTTCTGGATGGTCGGAACGATGGACGAACCAGGCCCCCTCTACGTCGCGGAGGGTTTCGCCACAGCAGCAACGATCCACGAGACAACGGGCAGGCCGTGCATTGTGGCCTACAGCGCCAGCAACCTGGTGCATGTCACAGGCATCATGCGCGAGATGTACGGCGCGGCCCAGGATATTGTGATCGTGGCCGACAACGACGCGTCCGGCGTTGGCCAGCGTTACGCGGAGCAGGCGTCGGCCAAATACGGTGCGCGTGTGGTCATACCTCCAATCGAGGGGATGGACGCCAACGATTACGCCAGGGCGGGGCACGATCTAGCTAGCCTGCTGCTGCCACCGGCGGACGAATGGCTGATCCCTGCTGACGATTTCTCGGCCAAGCCCGCTCCCATCTCCTGGCTGATCAAGCATTGGGTTCAAGATCAGGCCCTGATCATGGTACACGGCCCGTCTGGCGGTGGTAAGACCTTTGTGGTGCTGGACTGGTGTCTGCGTATGGCTAGCGGCATGAGCGACTGGTGTGGCCACAGGGTCAGGCCTGGCAACGTGGTCTATCTGGCCGGGGAAGGCCACCACGGCCTGCGCAGCCGCATCGCAGCATGGAAACACCACCACCAGGCCGGGCACTTGTCTATGTGGCTATCGCGTGACGGCTGCGACCTTAACACACCGGCCGGATATCTGCAGGTCGTGGAGCATCTGCGCGGCCTGCCGGTGAGGCCGTCACTTATCGTGGTCGACACGCTGCACCGCTTTCTGGCCGGTGACGAGAACAGCGCTCAAGACGCCAAGACCATGCTCGACGTCTGCAACGCCCTAATGCGCGAATTCCAGTGCAGCGTGATCTTGGTGCATCACACCGGGGTGGCAGAGGAAGCGCAGCACCGGGCGCGCGGATCATCAGCATGGCGCGGCGCGCTGGACATCGAGATCAGCATCGTGCCTGGCAAGAACGGCGAGCCAATGCAGATCGTGCAGCGCAAGTCGAAAGACGCAGAGCTGGCCCAGCCCATCTACGTCGAGCTGCAGCAGGTCACCATCCCCGGCTGGTACGACGAGGACGGCCAGCCGGTTACGTCTGCAGTCGTCGTCCAGGCTGAGACTGTGGCCACCACCAGCAGGAAGGAAAGCAAAATCGAATCCCACCGCAAGACTTTCGAGAACTCCTGGTGGGCTTCTGGGTGCGAGGAGCGCGACGGTCGCCCCTATCTCAGCCGGTCGGCTATGATAGCCTATCTGACCGAGAAACTGGGCCTCAGCGAGGCTTCGGCCAGGCAGTACATCAAACCGAGCATACCCGGAAAACCCATCGCAGACCTGCTGATGGCCGAGATCATCGAGCCGTTCGAGCATGGATGGATAGTAGTCAACGAGGCACATGCAAGCTCGATGCTGATGCGTAAGGCGCAGCGATGATGAGATTTATCCACAGACTTATCAACAGATTGACATACACGGTAACTGGTAACTGGGCGGTAACTGTGAGGTAACTGTTACCGATGGCAATGCGAGGTAACTCGGTAACTGCGGTAACTACCCCCTTTATTAATAGGGGTAGTTACCAGTTACCGGTTACCGATGCGGCAGTAACTGTTCCCGGCGCGCTGGTTGCCGTTATCGACCTCAAGCAGGCGGACGGTGGATTGACAGGCCAGCAAAACTCCTTTAGAGTTTCGGCGAACGTTACTAAAGGGGCTGAACGTGGGCAGGATGTACGCGGGGAAAATGCCTGACGCTGACAAAGGCTGGGAGCACATCGGGACATGCCGGGACGCAGACGGCATGGAGTGGCGTGTGTTCAGCAAATCGCAGGAGCACACGCCGGACTGGTGTACGTATAAGATCGTGGCGAATGGCCGCGCAGCCAACAAAGCCAACTACTGGCTGGCGCGGAACAAGCTGACCGGCCAGATCGGATTCGCGCGGGACTTCATCCGTATGCGCGAGACCAGGCCAGAGCTGTACGAGCAGGTCGAGGCCATCATCAAGCAAGGGGGCAAGCAGTGAGCACCATCAACGTGAACCAGATACTGGTCGAGCGAGGCGACCGCTACGGCACCTTTGCCGGCCACGCGGCCCTGACGCAGCACCTGAAGGGCGTCATCCGGCAGGCGCTGATCGAACGCGGCAAGGTGCTGGCGGACGACCAGATGGAAGCCTTGGACATGATCTGCCACAAGATCGGCCGCATCGTGAACGGCGACCCGGACTACTTCGATTCCTGGATCGATGTGGCGGGCTACGCGCAGCTGGTGGCTGACCGTCTGATGGGGAATGCGCGATGAACCTCAACATCACCACCAACCTGGACGGGCTCCGCCGCCGTCTCTCCGGCCTGGGAAAGCAGGTCAACTTCGCCGCCAGCAAGGCCATCAACGACACGGCGCGCGAGGAGCACAAACCGGCGAGGCGCAAATTGTGGCCGCAGAGCGTCCCGCTGTGAGGGTACGTAGGTGGGGAGTGGCTTGGGTAGCATGGGTATGGTCCGCTGCGTCGAATGCGTGAATTGGAGCCTGCGCGATGCGCCGAAAGAGGTGGCGATGTTCGGGTTCGGCGCGTGCAAGGCGGCTGCTCCGAAAACGCCGTGGCGCTACCTCAGCGCAACCTGCAACCGGGAATGCGCCACCTGGGCGCGCACCGGCGAGGAGATCGTGCGCGAGCGGCTGGATTGGTTGATGAAGGTTTGGGACACAATGAAACGGGAGGTCGCATGAGCGCAGCACAAAGATCGAAGGGACAACGCGGCGAGCGCGAGGTTGCCGGGATTATCAGGACGTTGCTCGGCGTCGAGGTGCGCCGCCGGGTGCGCCAGCACGAGGGAGATTCCGACCTCGAGGGCCTGCAGGGCTGGGTCGTCGAGGTCAAGCGCCGCCGTCAAGCCGCGCGCGGGGACATCCGCCAATGGTGGCACCAGGCCGAAGAGCAGGCGAGGAAAGCCGGTGCCGGGTTGCCGGTGCTGTTCTACCGGATCGACCGCCACGACTGGCGCTGCGTCTGGCCTGCCGAGGCCATGCTCGGCGGCATGGGATGGCACGGGTACGAATGGACCGTCGAAGGCGCGCCTGACGTGTGGGCGGCGGTGGCGCGATCGCTTATGGGGGTGGCGCATGGCTGACATCATCGACATCGCCAACGACTACGCCGCGATCGAGGCGGAATCCTCGCTCGCCATGGTGCGCCGCGCAGCGGCGGCGATTCCTGAGGGGGAGCCGGGCGAGTGCGAGGACTGCGGAGAGGAGTCGCCGCGCTTGGTCGAGCGGCTGTGCGCGCGCTGCCGGGAGCGGATCAATGAGGCGCAGCGCAGGAACGGGCGAGGGTGGCGGCTTGAATAGCGGCTTTCTGTGCCGTTTCTCTGGCGCGGGGCAAGCTACCCTACTGGCGCACCACGAAAACGGCCTACGGCGGCGCTATGGCGCCTTAGCGGGGGACCCTGGGGGATTGGCGGGGGTACGGGTGCGCAAACCCGCGGAATCGCGCTAGGTTGTGGGCATATTTCAGATGCAAATTACATGACAGGTATGTTAAATGGCTAGATTGATGACGCCTGCAGAGATCGCCAAGCATTTTGGGGTAGACCGCTCGACGGTCACTCGATGGCTTCAGCGCGGGCGCATAACAGCCAACGACGATGGTCTGATTGATGCCGATTTGGCCGCACGTACTGTACCCAGTACGCAGCCATTGAAATCAAATCTACTTGCGCGGGTGGCAACGCATGAGATGAACAAAACGCTGAAAAAACGCGGGAAAACTGCCAATAGCAATGACGACCTATCGATGCTTGATCCAGAGACCGTCGCCATGCGCTACAAAGCCGCGATGGCGCGCGAGCGAGAGGCCAAGGCAGAGCTTGCGGCGATGGAGGTCGATCGCCAAGCAGGCCTGCTGCTGG